ATATGATTACGAATACAAGGGAACCGGGATTCTCATTTTGAATATCCCTTTGGGGACGATACATCCGGACCTTCCACCGGGAACCCATACCTATTACCTGACCTGTTCCGTGTATGGGGTCTCCTCGTCGGGCGAGGCCGGCGTCCAACTCGACTCACTATCCAAAAACGTGACATTCGACATTCCCGACAGCGGGATTATCAGTTAACCATAAATACAAAACATTATGATTGAGTTAGTAAAAATCAGCGAAAACATCAGCCGTTCGTTCAACGGAAAAGAGACTGTGGAAACCCTGCAAGCGGTCAATTACCGAATTGTGGAAAACGGTGTGGAAAAAGGCCATGTCACTGTCGGGCAAGGCAGTTTTAACATGAATGTCTATTCCATGACCTCCACGGTCGAGGAGACGAAAGCTCTGGTGGAAAAAATGTTCAACGCATTATCCGATGGCAGCGATGAGTGAAAAAAAGTACGAAGAGAAATACTCATGGGAAGGTATTAAGGCCGGTTTGGAGTTTTCAGATATGAATGGTTCCCCCATCGATGTAGAGGGACTGAAATTCCGCTTCATCTATCGGGACCAATACGGCCGGACGTGCGAAGTCTCGCAGGAGGGTGACAAGCGGGTGAATTGTGTCCTTCGAGACGGCGAGCTGATAGCCGTATTCGAACCGAACACTTTCCGCAAGGGAATCCTTACCGTAGAAAGGCATTATTGCCGTACCGACTCCGATTTCGCAAGCGGATACTGGGAGTATGGCGGTGAGGACGAGACGAACATTAAAATCGTATGAGGTATGGAGAAGTGCGATTGCGTGATGGTGAAAGAGCGGATAATTGTACCGGATGCCGTTGCGGTAAAAGAGCAAATCGTCGTGCCGGAGGCTGTCGCGGTGAAAGAGACGGTCAGCGTGCCGGCTATTGTTCAAAAACCTAAATTTATTCCCGACCCGTCATGGGGAAATCTTGACGAATGCCCGGACAATGACATTTGGTTTGTGGTGACAGACGATAAACCGACTACATTTGAAGATTATATTTTTGTGCAGTACTCCTCTTTTAATGTAAAAAGTTATAAGATAGATTGGGGAGACGGTAGTGAAATTTATACCGCTATCGCCCCAACGACTACCAATATAGCAAACCATAAATATTTGAAAGGAACTGGCAGAATAGACACTAATGGCAGGGAATTTTGGATAATGAAGGTTTCATATGAATTATATTCAATTGACTACGACCATTATATTTATCCAAACGGTTATGTATATGTAAATTACCCGCAAAAGATATATAATATAGCTCCTTATAAATATATCGTATTTGGGAAAAATATTAGGAAACTCAAATACTGTTCATTTGAGTTGTCAACATTACCATTGGAAGCCATAAAATTTCTATCGGATACAATAGACTGCATACCAACTTTTCCGTATTCGAAAAATAGGTTAAGATATATATTACATACCGGGGATACTTTAAAATTAACCTATTTAATAGGTTATAAATTTAGAAATATATTCTGTGATGATTTAAGTGACATTCAGATTGAAGGAGGAGAAATTGGAGAATACTTATGGGGCTGTCTAAATCAAACCAGAGGTAAAGTAGACCTTTCTAAAATGAAGGTATCATCGACTAACACATGGAGTCATTGCTTTTATGGCATGGCACAATCGGTTGAAGAAATAATCATGCCTCAGGAACCATTTACCGGTACTTATGTTAGGAACTGTTTTTATAATTGCACCTCATTGAGAAAATTGGTATTACCCAAATCGATGCCGAATGTAGAGGATGCAATAGGATTGTTTCAAAGTGATTATCAACTATATGATTTTGAACTGCCAAGCGATTTTGGTTCAAAAGGAAACGGGCTCATTCTTAATATGGATGGTGTACCGAAGACTATGAGATTGGATCTAAAAAACACAAAGATAAGATGTTTGTCATGGTCCGGTTCTTATCAACAACCATCATGCGGACTTACGGGGCTAACCTTTTCACCGGAATCACAATTTGATTATACTTATAACGGAGCAAATTTATATGTCAGATATTCAGCTCTTTCTCATGAAGCTATATTGGAGATTTTTAACCAATTACCGGATTTTAATGGAGAATCCGAAAGAGTAATAGATATAACCGGTTGTCTTGGAGTTACAGAAATTACAGAAGATGAGGTGAAAATAGCCACTGATAAAAATTGGAGGGTGATAGGAGTATGAAAATGATATGGAGGTATGAAAAATGATACGGAAAAAAGCGAAAGAAGGATATTTATTGGTATATAAAACAGATGAGTATATCACGGTTACTCCGGCTGTTTCCGCTCCGGACGGAACCGACCTGACGGATTGGGAGGAACTTCCCGAGGCGGAGGCGAGAGAACTGGAACGGGAGTTCAACGAGAAACAGAACACAGGTATGTAAAGGATCTGCTAAAAAAACAAGAGGACGGGGATAAAAAAGAAAGCCCCCGGCCTGTCAATAGTCATCTCACCTACATATTAACACAAAAAAACGCAAGAGCGCAACCGGGGGCGTATGCCTGGTTACTCTTGCTTTTTTTGTGTCGTAAGTGAGATATTGCAAATGTACTATTTTTTTGGAGAATGAAAGTAATTGAGATACTGAAATTGAATAGGGAACTTCTAAATATTTGTCGCGCCGTGGGTATCCGTATGGACGATGTGCGCTACATTGAGTTATACAACGACTACAACCGGCTGCTGGCCG